TACGCCGCAGTCATGGAACGACAGTTGACCCACGACGGGGACCCACGCCTGGCACGTCACCTGGCGAACTGTCAGGTCAAGCCGACCCCGCACGGCGACGTGATCGTCAAGGCCGATAAGGACAGCCCGGCGAAGATCGACCTTGCTGTGGCGGCGGTGGTGGCCTACTCCAGGGCCCACGTGGCGATGGCCCCCAGGTCGCCCCTGGTCGTGCTCTAGTCTGCCGACACCCTGCAGTGTTACACTGCGACTAATGGGATGGTTGCGTCGCAAAGAGGAGAGATCGTGGAGTATCAGCGACCCGGTGTTCGCTGAGTACTTCGGGATCGCACCCCAGGCTGCCGGGGTGTCGGTGACGGAGTTCACCTCCCTCGGCCTGACGTCTGTGTTTCGGGCTGTCAGCCTGATCGCCGGGGTGGTAGGGACACTGCCTCTACTGACCTATCGGGAGGTTGAGCCGGGGACGACGGAGCAGCTCAAGTCGTTCCTCGACAACCCGGCCGGTCCCGAGTCCGTGACCCCGTTCGAGTGGAAAGAAACCGTCATGGCGCACCTGCTGCTCCATGGCAACGCCTTCCTCGTCCACATCTACGGTGGCGCCGGCCAGATCGTCGGGCTTCTCCCCGTCCACCCGTCCTGCGTCGGGATCGACTATCGGCCCGACCTCCCCGGACGGAAGCTGTTCCGGGTGAGCCTGCTCGACGGGACGTCCCGAGAGTTCACAGCGGTGGACCTCACCCACATCCCTGGCCTGTCTACAGACGGTCTTCGAGGTCTGAGCCCCATCCACGTGGCCCGCAACGCTCTCGGCACTGGGATCGCCGGGGACTCGGCTGCGGCCCGCATGTTCTCGAATGGGGCGATGGTCTCCGGTCTGGTCACCCCTGAGGAGGACCTGACCGAGGAGGAAGCCGTCACGATCAAAGAGTCGCTCCGCCGCAAAATGCTTGGGCATGAACATGCCGGGGACATCGCTGTGATTAACCGGAAGCTGAAGTTCGACCGGTGGTCGTTGTCGGCGGAGGATGCTCAGTTCATCGAGTCGAGGCAGTTCCAGATCGACGAGGTTGCCCGCATCTTCGGTGTCCCCAAGGTTCTTCTCGCCGAGGATGGTGCGTCCACCTGGGGGTCGGGGGTCGCTGAGCTGGTGAGGGGGTTCACTAAGTTCACGCTGACGCCGTGGACGCACCGTATCGAGGAGCGGTTGTCCACGTTGCTACCGGCCCCCAGGTTTGTCCGTTTCGAAATGAAGGAGCTGCTGCGGGGCTCCCCCGAGGAAGAGTCCGCTCTTGTCCTCGCCCAGGTCAACGCCGGCCTGACCTCCCCGAATGAAGGACGGGCGAGGCTGAGTCTTTCTCCTGTTGCTGGGGGGGATTCGCTGCGTCTGCCTCCTGGCTCCGCCCCTGGGGGCGAGTCGCTGGTCGACAAGGTCAATGCCGCTACGGCTCTGATCCGGGCAGGGTTCGACCCGGCCGCCGCTCTGGAAGCCGCAGGCCTGGCGCCGACTAAGCACTTGGGTCTCTTGCCAGTGACGCTGCAGAAGGAAGAGCAATTCGACGCTGACCTTGAGGCGGCGGAGGCTGAGGTAGAGGCGGGATCGGAAGAGGTGGACGTTGAAGCCGTCTAGGTTCTTCGTGGAGTTCCGGGCTGAGATGCAGGGGAACATGTTGCGGGGCCATGCGGCCGTGTTCGGTCAGACAGCCGAACTGGCGAACGGCTATGAGCAGATGGCCCCTGGGGCGTTCACGGCAGCCCTGGCCGCCCCTGACGTCGACGTGAGGGCGTTGGTCAACCACAACCCTGAGCTTGTCTTGGGTCGTCAGAGCGCCGGTACGTTGCGCCTCGCTCAGGACAAGGAAGGTCTGGCGTTTGAGGTGGACCTCCCTGACACCTCTTACGCCAGAGATCTGCGGGAACTGATGCTCCGGGGGGACATCACCGGGGCGAGTTTCGGGTTCGTGCCGGACATTAGGAAGCGGGGCATCGCTCCAGACGGGAAGCAGCTCACCACCCATGTGAGTGTGGAGCGTCTTCTCGACGTGAGTCCGGTGACGTGGCCTGCCTACGAGGGGGCGTCTGTGGCGCTCCGCCACATCGAGTTCCCCCGGGTTACCGCTCGGGGTCAAGCTGCCCGCATACGGGCATTAGCCGCCCTTAGGAGGGCAGATAGATGACTCGTGATGAACTGTTGGAGGCGATGCGGGCGCTGATTGAGGCGGCCGCCGACGAGCCTTTGGCTGAAGAGGAAGCGGAGCGGTACGAGCAGCTGGAGAAGCAGCTCGCCGTGTTGGACAAGGACATTGAGATTCGTGCCCGTCAGAAGGCGTATGAGACGCCCGGCCGCACCGATCTTCACGTCCACACCGGTACGCCTGCCCCTGCCGACGAGGAGAGGGCGCAGGCGTTCGATCGGTATTTGCGTAACCCGATGGATCGTGGTTTGCAGGCCGAGTTCCGCGCCCAGTCCGTGGGTACCGATTCTGCTGGTGGGTTCACGGTTCCGGAGGTGTTCCGCCAGAAGCTGGTCGACCGGCTGGTGAACTTCGGTGGGCTGGCGAACGAGGTCGAGGTCATCACCACCACTGGTGGCGAGGACATGCGTTGGCCGACTCTGGACGACACGGCGAACCGTGGCGTGATCGCAGCCGAGAACGCTGCTCCTGGTTCTTCTGGTGCGGACATGGTGTTCGGCGAGATCACCCTGGGGGCGTTCAAGTACGTGGCTCCCGGCGCCAGCAACCTGCCTCTGCGGGTCAGCGTCGAGCTCCTCCAGGACTCGGCGTTCGACATCCAGTCGCTCGTGGCCCGCAAGCTGGGTGAGCGCATCGCTCGGCTGCAGGCAGAACACTGGGTCACCGGCAACGGCACGACCGAACCGTTCGGTATCGACACGTCGTCGGGTCCGTCTCAGGTGTTCGCAGGGGCCACCCCCACGAAGAACGACTTCATCGATGCGCTCCACGACGTCGACCCGGACTATCGGGGGAACGCTGTGTGGGCGTTTGACGACCCGACGTTGGCGCTGGTCGAGAAGCTGGAGGACACCACCGGCCGGCCCCTCCTGCAGCCGTACGCTGCGTCTGGGATCGACGGGAACATCAGCCAGGGGCGGATGCTGTTGGGTCACCGGGTTGTGATCGACCAGGCGTTCCCGTCCTACACCGACGGGGTGGCGCAGGTCTTCGGCGTATTCGGCGATCTGCGTGAGGGTTACGTGATTCGCCGGGTGCGGGACGTTCAGCTGATCGTCGACCCGTACACCCGCATGAACGAGGGTCAGGTTCAGTACTCCGTGTGGGCTCGGGCTGACGGCAACGTGCAGAACCCGAACGCTTTCACCACTCTCGAGAACGCTGTCTAGTGACCGCCGAAGGGTGGGTTCTCATCATTGGGGCTGCGGGCTCTCAGGTGGTTCTTGCCCTGCAGGCGTGGAAGGCGTCCCGGGCCGTTGGTTCCCCCAACGGTCTGGGCACCGTCCATGAGGCTCTGAGCACAATCAACAAGAAGATGGATGTGTTCTGCGAACGCCTGTCGACTCTGGAGAAGAAGGTTCTGTAGATGCCTTGGGCGCCGGCATACGCCACGATCGCAGACCTGAAGGGATACATCAGGATCCCCGACACGGTCGACGACGCCCAGCTGACCCTCGCCGTGGAGGCTGCGTCGAGGACTGTGGACCTCGCAGCGAACCGCCAGTTCGGCAACACGACCGCACAGGCCCGTCTCTACACGGCCCGCTACGACCGGTTCAAGCGGCGCTACTACGTCGAGGTCGACGACATCCACACGACGACCGGTCTGGTCGTGGCGCAAGACGACAGCGACGACGGGACGTACGACGGGCCTGCTATCACGATCGTCACCGACTTTGAGCTCTACCCGTTCAACGTCGACGAGAAGGGCTTCCCTTGGACGCAGCTGTGGTTCAGGCGGGGCGGGGTTGTCCCGACGCTGAACGAAGCTGGGATCCGGGTGACGGCCCAGTACGGCTGGTCTGCTGTGCCCGACACAATCAAGCAGGCGACTCTGCTACAGGCGTCGAGGTTCTTCACGAGACGCAACGCCCCGTTCGGTGTGGCCGGTTCCCCGGAGATCGGTTCTGAGCTGCGTCTGTTGGCTCGAGCTGACCCTGATGTTGAGGTGATGGTCCGGCCGTATTGGCGGGCGTGGGGGGCGGTCTGATGCCGTTCTTCACTCCGATGTCCAGGATCGAGGAACATATCCAGACGCAGACCGCTGAGCTGACGTCTGTGCTCGAGGATGTGATCTCGGCCATAGGAACCCTGACTGCCGCCGTGAACGTCTTAGACGGGCATGTAGATACCTCTGAAGCGACGCTGACGGCAATCCTGGCGAAGCTGGGCGGTGGCCTCCCGTCAGCCCTGAACTCTGATCGGCTCAAGACGGTGGCGAACCTCCTGTGAACCTCGCCGACGTTATGGACGAGTTGGCCGCTCAGCTCGACACGATCACCGGGTTGCGTGTCACAGCGTTCCCCGCCGCCCAGGTCCAGGTCCCAGCGGCTGTTGTCGGGTTGCCGGAGGACATCACGTTTGATCTGACCTATGGCCGTGGCGTCGACCAGATGAACATCCCGGTGTTTGTTCTCGTCGGGAACGTTTGGGACCGCACAGCGAGAGACGAGATCGCAGCGTACGTCGACGGGTCTGGGACGAGCAGCATCAAGGCTGTGCTGGAAGCAGGGACCTACACGGCGATGTCGAGCGTGAGGGTGGCTTCAGCGACGTTCGAGACGGTCTCCGTCGCAGCGGTCGAGTATCTGGCAGCAACGTTCAGCGTGGATGTTTACGGGACAGGAGAGTGAGTAGATGGCAACGACGACGCTAGGCAAGGACGCCACCTTCACCTTGAACGGCGACGTCCTCACCGACTTCATTGACACGGTGACGTTCACCGGCAGCGCCGACAGCCTCGATGTCACCACGTTCGGCAATGCTTCCCACCGGAAGCGTGGTGGCCTGTTCGACGGGACGATCGCTATCGGCGGGGTGTACGACACGTCAGCGACGGGTCCGAAGGATCAAGTTGAACCGGTCGTGGGGACTGTCGTGGCATTCATCTGGCGGCCAGAGGGGGCGGGCACCGGGAAGCCTGAAACGACCGGGAACGTCCTCGTCCAAGAATACGTTGAGTCGTCCCCTGTCGCTGACATCGTGCGGTGGACGGCATCCCTTGAACGTGACGGTACTTGGACCGTCGCTAACCAGGCCTGATGGATAAGGATGCGTTCCTCAAAGTTCGTCTCCCGGAAAGGGCCGTGGAGATCGAAGGTGTCGGCACAGTGCGGGTGCGTGGCCTTTCCCGAGTGGAAGCACTCGACGTTCGCAACACTGGGGGGGACGTCGACAGGGCTGAAAAGAAAATCATCTTCTATGGCTTGGTTGACCCTACCCTCACGGAAGAAGAAGTCACGGCGTGGTATGCGTCGGCGCCGGCTGGGGAGATCGACCAGCTAGTCAACCCGATCGTCGAACTGTCAGGTTTGGCGGAGGGAGCCGCCAAAAGTGGCGTACCTGAGGTTCGAAGAGAATCCCGATGAAGACCTCGACTTTCGGGTGGCTCAGATCGTCGGTCGCACCGTCGACGAACTACGCCAAACCATCTCAAACGAAGAGTTCGTGGCATGGGGTGTGTGGCTCGCCCGCGAGAGGCAGCGGGAAGAGCTGAGATGGCGCTCGTAGAACCGATCCGGATAGACAACCTCAGAGAACTTCAGCAGGCCCTTAGAACGGCACAGGAGGGCTCTCAGAAGAAACTGCGGGTCGTGTTCAACAGCGCTGCTGAGACTGTTGCTGGGGGGGCTGCACGCAGGGTTCCTCGTGATTCCGGGAAGGCTCGGGCGTCGATCAAACCGAAGAGCGAGCAGAGGGTAGCGAGAGTCATCGGCGGGGGACCGAAAGCCCCCTACTATCCGTGGCTTGATTTCGGGGGGAGGATCGACCGGGGCGGACACCCCATGACCCGCAAATTCATCGAAGGGGGACGGTACCTGTACCCGTCGTGGACAGCGAACCGCAAGGGGATCTTGGAAGGGCTAGCCGACGCCATCTCTGATCTTGCTGTTGAGTCCGGTCTGGAGGTGACGTAGATGGCCAGAGGCAACACCGTCGAACTGATCTTCGCCGGCGACTCGCAACAGCTCGAACGGACCTTTGAGCGGGTCGGGTCGTCGTCGAAGGACATGGCCACAAAGGTTGACCGGTCATCGAAAGACATGACGTCCAGTTTCGACACGGTAGGCGGGTCGGTAGAAGGGGCAGAGACCTCGTTTCAGAACACGGCGAACACAATCAACGGGACGAAGGATGTGTGGGAAGGGTTCCGCACAGGCAACGTGGCGCAGATGGCGACAGGTTTCGCAGACCTAGCGCAAGGCCTGGGCCAGACGTTCATCCCCATGCTCGGCAAAGTCGCAGCCAAGCTTGGCCTCACTACCTTGGCGACGAACGTGATGGCCACAGCCACCGGCGCACTCAACACCGTGATGGCGCTCAACCCGATCACCCTCGTCGTCATCGCCCTCGCTGCCCTCGCAGCAGCATTCGTCGTTGCTTACAAGAACTCGGAGACGTTCCGCAACATCGTTGACGGGGCGGTCCGTGCGGTGGGTGACGCTGCGATCTGGGTCAAGGACAGGTTCGTTGACCTGTGGAACTTCATCAAGGAACTGCCCCAGAAGATCGTCAACGCTTTCAAGCGGGTCCCTGGGATCATCGCCGACATCATCCCCGGGGGGAGTGTCATCGAGTCCGTGGTGAAGAAGATCCCGTTCTTCCACGACGGGGGGGTTGTGCCGGGAGCGGCAGGTCAGAATGTCCCCGCCATCTTGCAGGCTGGGGAGACAGTGATCCCTGCGGGACGGAAAGCCAGTGGGGGAACCACTGTCGTCGTCAACGTCAGTGGGGTGGGGATGGGCAGAGACTTCGGTGATGCGGTAGCCAGGGCACTGAGAGATAACCGGCTGATCGGGGTGACGGTCTGATGGCGAGGATCAGAACGAACAACGTTTTCGGGACGACGACCGACAACCCGTTGACCGCTGGCGCCGTCACGATGAACAGCGCCGGCCTGGCCAACCTCGGCGTTGTCGCAGGGTCAGACGAAGCCCTGATCACTCTCGACCCGAACAGGGTCAACGGGGCGCCAGAGATCGTCAGGGTCACCGCACACACCGGGAGCGCTGCGTCAGCGACGATCGTCCGTGGAGCGTTCGGCACGGCTGCCCGTTCCCACCCGCTGGGTACCGAGTGGGAACATGCCCCTGTTGCCGGGCCACGCCCTGCTGCTGGGACCGTAGGGGATTTCCTGGCGATGGATCCGCCAGCCTGCCGTGCCAAGGCATCTGCGCTTACGACTTGCACGAACGGCGGCGAGACGGCCATTGCTCTGGCCGCCGAGGATTACGACACCGACACAATGCACGACACGGTGACGAACAACAGTCGAGTCACCTTCAAGACGGCAGGGCTGTACGTGGTAACGGGGCTGATTCCTTTCGATGCTGCTGCCGCGGGGAAGCGTGAGGCTTTCATCCGCCTGAATGGTTCCGGTGCCTATCTGGCTATGAGTTCGGAGCCGTCCGCTGGCGTCGCCAACTACCACCCGCTGGCTGCGACATACAAGTTCGCTATCAACGATTACATCGAACTCCGGGCATTCGTGGACGGCGCCAATGTGAACACGATCCAGGCCGCCACGATTTTCTCGACCCTCACTGCCACCTGGATCGGGTCCGGCGACTAGTGGCCTACGCCGGGCGGAGGTATGCGGGTGGCGCCTACGGCGGCGGGTTAGCCGAAGACATCCCCGACCAGGACGAACCGATCCTCGCCGTCGAATGGTCCCCCACTACGGGCGCTCTAGAGGAACCGGCGTGGGTTGACATCTCCGGCGACGTTCGATTCTGGGACGCCCAGAGGGGCCGTAGCCGGGAATTGGAACGGTTCCAGCCCGGACGTGCCACCGTCGTCCTTGCGAACCGGGAACGCCAGTACGACTCCGTCTACGCCGCGGGTCCCAACTTCGGGAACATCAGGCCGATGCGACGCATCCGAATCAGGGAGACGTTCAATGGCGTTACCTATCCGGTGTTCGACGGGTTCGTCGACCGGTGGCAACTCGACTACCCGGGGGTCGGTAAGGACGCCACAGCCACGGTGACGGCGACGGACGCTTTCAAGATCTTCGCCCGCACAGACCTGCCCCGGAGCGTGTACACGGCAGAGGTGACGGACGATGCCCCTGAGATCTGGTGGCGACTCGATGATCAGGGCTACCCGGCCGAGGTCCTGGACTCCTCTGGGAACGCTCACCACGGCACAACGATCGGTGGCGTCCGCTTCCAACAGGAACCGATCGTTGTCAACGATCTGGGCCAAGGGATCTTCACCCCCAAAGATTCGGTGAACCCGGAAGACAAGGGCATCGAGCTTGTCCTGGCATCGGAAGGGCTTACGGTCAACGGCACCACCCCGTTCGCCGTCGAGTTCTGGGTGAGAAGAAACGACCGGAACGCCGAGAGCGGCGCCGGCGGTTTGGAGAGCTACTTCTTCCTTACGAACGCCGGCGGGGTTGCGACCCCCATTCGGTTCGGCCTGTTCATCAGCAATGCCGACGACAGTCAGCTTCTGTGGCAGGCCGTCAATGATGCCGAGACTCTGAACTGGGGAGTCGAGTCGAACTTCAACCTGGCGCTGAACACCACCTACCACGTGGTCGCCGTCCACGGTGCGGATCGGGTTCTGCGTATCTACATCGATGGTGTGGACGTGAGCCAGAACACAGCCGGCCTTTCGGGCAACACCACCTCCGGCACGATCACCGCCGACACGCTGAGCTTCCTCGAGCGGGGCACGATCACCACCCCCGATGCCTTCACAGACGAGTTCGCCTTCTACCTGGGGACCGTCCCTACGATCACCCGGTTCGCTGCCCACAACACGGCAGGCCGTGCCCCCTGGCAGGGAGACGACGCTGACGCCCGCATCATTAGGGTCCTCGACCTGGCCGACTGGCCCGCTGACCGCCGGGAGCTGGACGATGGGGATACGACGTTCCAATCGACCGAGCTTCGCCAGACGGCCCTCGAGCACCTCCAGAAGGCGGCCGAAACAGAATTCGGTCTCCTGTTCATCGACAGGGCCGGCAACGTCAGGTTTATCTCCAAGGCCTCTCAGTTCGCCCGTACGCCTCTCCCGATCACATTCGGGGATGAGAGCCCAGAGATCGGCTACAGAGCCTTCACCCCTGACGACGGGGACGAAGTGATCAGGACCCGGGCCACGATCTCCCGGCTCAACGGGGTGGCGCAGAGTGAAGAGGATGTCGACTCCGAGTTCGGCCGATTCCAGTTCACCCTCGACGGGCTCCTCCACGACTCCGACTCCTACTCCCTCGCCTACGCCGGGTTCATCGTCACCGAATACGGCGAGCAGAAGCGACGCATCACGAGCCTGACCGTGGGCCCCCCGATCGACGGGGAAGAGAGCGTCGTCTACCCGGCGATGCTCTCTCCCGAGCTGGGCGACGCGTTCACGGTGGTCTCCAGGCCCATCGGTGGGGGAGACCCGTTCACCCAGGTCTGTGTCGTCGAAGGGATCCAGGCGTCGGGCTCCCCCGGCGGGGTGCGCCAGACCACGTTCGCTCTCAGCCCCGAATTCACAGGGAGCTTCTGATGCCCCCTCCGACCACTCCGCAGATCGCCGGGCTGACCCGCTGGATGGTCCACACAGGCGTCCCGTTCAGAGTGACCAGCACGTGGAGGGCAGGAGACACCGGTAGCTTCCACTCTAAGGGCCTCGCCGTCGACTTCGCAGGAGAGGTCCCGTCTGCAGACACAGACGCTCTCAGGGCGATCTACGAGGCGCTCCGTCCCCTTGGCCCCCAATGCCTCGAGCTGATCTACTCGGGGCCTGGCGGAGGGTTCTGGAAGTACGGGCTCCCGATGGAGCCGTACGCCGAAGCTGCCCACCACAACCATGTCCACATAGCCATGCCGGCCACGTGGACATATGACCCTCCGGAGGACACCGTGCCTACCATCGCCGCCGCCTTCTCCCACGAGGGCGGCTATGTGATCATCATGTCAGACGGCGCTGTCTACTGCTTCAACTGCGACTACCAAGGTGGGCTCAGGTGGGACGGCCAAGCCTGGGTGGTCCGCTAACCCTCCCCACCAAACTTTAGTCGACAGGGGGAGGGCAGGTCTGCCCCCGGTTGTCCCGGTTTGGGCTACTAGACTGATCTGCGGAGCTACGGCAGAGTGGACCGCATGACGAACCCCCACCGCAAGTTCAAGCCCATGTCCCAGGTGATCTGCGAACTCCTCGACTACGACGTGTC